TATGGTCTAACGTAACCTTTTAAAGTACACTAACAAATGAGACCACAGGCATTCATCCCCCCTCATCCCCTGACGGTTCCCCTCCGTCCTAGCCTTGTGGTCTCACCTAACAATGTGGGACTATTTTTGGTCTCACCTATACTATGACTACTATTGTTGGCGACGCAAAAAGAATGATTCTTGTCTCTGATAGTCAAACATCAGACGACGATTCCGATACCAAAGCATTTAACTTATCCAAGGTATTTAAAGTACCTCAGGGATGGTTAGCGGGTGCCGGAGATTTAATGAGTGTTCAAAAGGTTGTTGAATACTTTAAGGATGGCAAGAAGGGTAAGCCACCAATTATTAAGATTGAGAATGATGCAGACTTCATGTTGCTTTGTTCAGATGGATTATTTATTTCAGGTAAAGATTTAGAGTTTTGGAAGCACGAAGACGTAGATGCAATTGGAAGTGGCACTGCTGCAGCATTAGCAGTCATGGCATTGGGACATAAAGCCGAAGAAGCAGTATGGGCTGCCTGTCAGAGTGATTTGTATTCTGGAGAACCTGTTAAGGTTTATAGCTTAGATAACGACAAACCTATTATTTGGACGAAAAATGGTACAAGCGACGGTAAGTGAAGAGCAGTTTATAGAACTATGGAATAAGCATCAATCAGCAACAAAATTAGCAGAAGAATTAGGTATTAATGTTCGTAATGTTTTAGCAAGACGAGCAAGGATTGAAGGAAAACGAGGGATTACCCTACTAGCTACTTCTGCACAACGTGGAGCAAAAAAGCATCAGTATGTTTTACCTGAAGATAGAATCCGCACCAATCTGTTTATGGAAGATGGATTGATTGTTGTTGGTTCTGACTGTCACTATTGGCCTGGTTATATATCCACCGCCCATAGAGCATTTGTCAAGATTGTTAAAGACCTTAAACCACAAGCCGTAGTATTGAATGGCGACATTATGGATAACGCAACCATTAGTGCTCACCATAGAATTGGATATGCAGATAGCCCCACAGTCAAGGAGGAGTTAGATGAAGTTCAAGCACGTTTGGCAGAGATTGAATCTGTTTCAGGTAACGCTATTTTGCACCGCACTATTGGCAATCATGACCTTCGTTTTGACGGCAAGTTGTCTAATATACTCCCTCAGTATGAGGGTGTTAAGGGATTTGCTTTAGCCGACCACCTGCCTAATTGGAAATACTCTTGGTCAATTATGGTGAACAACAACACAATGATTAAGCACCGTTGGCACAATGGTATCCATGCACAATACAACAATGTCCTAAAGGGCGGGGTCTCAATGGTCACAGGACATCTGCATTCATTAAAAGTGACTCCGTGGACAGATTATACTGGCGACAAATATGGTGTTGACACAGGAACGATGGCTGCACTTGGAGGAGACAAGTGGGAGTACCTAGAAGACACAGCCGTCAATTGGCGGTCAGGATTTGCAGTATTGACTTTCCGTAATGGACAACTAATGCCACCCGAACTTGTACAAGTGATTGATGAAGACGAGGGTTTGGCATTCTTTCGTGGAGAGGTAATGAAAGTATGAAAATAGAACTGACAGAAATTTGTGAAAACCCTGATGGGTCAGCAGATTGCGAATTGAATATTGATGCCGATGGTATGAAACTCTTAATCCAAGAAGGGTTGATGGCAATACTATGGCAAGCTATCAATCAAGCCAAGGAGAAAGCCAATGAACAAAAATTGGGATAAGTCTTTTGATTTAGTTATTGGTTCAGAAGGTGGTTTCAGCAACCTAAAATCTGACCCTGGAGGGCCTACTAATTGGGGATGCACTCAAAAGGTATGGGAATCTTTCGTTGGACATCCTGTCACAGTAGATGACATGAAAGCACTGACTAAAGAAGATGTTAAACCACTTTATAAGAAAAACTATTGGGATGCCTTACACGGAGATGCTCTTTTTTCGGGACTTGACTATTGCCTTTTTGATTGTGCTATTAATAGTGGCGTGGGTCGTTCTGCTCGTTTCATACAAGAAATCGTGGGTGTTTTTGCTGATGGTGCTATCGGGAATAACACTGTTGCTGCTATAAGCCAAATTAACCCTACAACCTTGATTAACGAGTTTTGTGACAAACGCCAAGCATTCCTAGAATCATTACCTACTTTTGCAACGTTTGGGAAGGGTTGGACAAAAAGAGTTCAGGAAGTGCGTACTCGTGCTTTAGATATGGCAGGTTGAGGGGACAGCCTCTCGACTCCCAATTCGTTGATGGCCTAGTTGGAAAGCCACAAAACAACTAGGTTAAGCATACCCTCTCGGTGGCTTGACTATTTATTTAAAGAAATCTGCTGGTTGACCCAATCCTGAAGCGTCATTAGTTGTGCTGTTGTGACGGAGCATTCCTCGGCAACAGATAGTATGTTATGGGTTTCTCCATTAACTGTGATGGTGGCGTTGGGAACGCTGGACACTGCACCGCTACGGGAGTCGAGCATCCCAGTATAGAAAGTATGGATGCTAGTAAGACGAGCTTCATAAGTTTGTTTAATGTTTTCATTGATTAATTCCTGTTCTTTGATTTTGGCTTCGGTCTCTGCCTGCTGTTTTTCTCCTGCAATTTGGACTTCCTGTCTGAACTCCACAAAACGTAGATGCTCAACATAAAAGCCAGCACTAAACCCACCGAGTACAAGAGCAATATAAATGTAAGTTTGTCCACCGATACCACCTATTAATTTAAGTAAAAAGTTCATTGTGGTTCAGCATTCTGTTTCATAGCGACACTAGCTCCACCTGCTGCGGAAACAATCCCCAAAGACTCTGCTAGTTCTCTTAGGCTAACCTGTGAGTTCATAACCTCGTAGAATGCTAGTCCAATAACTGCAACCATACCAATAAGCCAAGACACCCTACCTAAATCGTAGGTTTCATTATCTTTGCCAGTCAGAAGCTGTTTAAGCACTTCTTTCATTTGATATTGAGTTGTCCAGAACCAGCAAGATAAATTAATAGGGCAACTACACCCATACCAATAATTTTAATGGCTTTGGTAACAACACCTTCGCCTACGGTTTGGTAGAAATTGTTAATAACTTTTTCGGTTACTTTTTCAACGAGTTCTTCGAGTTCGTCGTCGGTTAGATTGATAGCCATAATTAGGTCGCTTGGGTTTGTGCAGTTAGAATTCCATTGGTAAAGGTCATACTTCCATTAGTGCCGGTAAGGGTTAATTTTGCGGTAGTAATTGTGACAGATAGTCCTGTAGGTGTGCCAGTTAAGTCTGAATATGCGCCAGTATGAGCAACCGTAGCTAATCCTGTCACATTTGAATAAGGTATGGTTGAACCTGTAATAGCGACTCCGCTAATGGTTCCACCTGTAATTGCTACGCTATTAGCATTTTGAGACGCCATAGTCCCAAGTGTTGGTTTACCCGATATGTCTGAATAAGGGATGGTAGCTACTGCACTTACGGTTCCAGTACTACCTTTAAGGTAACCAGTTAAGGAATCGAGGATTGTGGTTCCTGTGGCTTGTAGGCTAGTAAATTTACCTGTAGAAGGGTTAGCAGAGCCGATTGGTGTACTGTCTACTGTAGAACCTGAAATACCCACACCACCTATAGCACCACCTGTAATTGCTACAGAGTTGGCATTCTCATAAGCCATTGTCCCCAAGGTACCAGTTTGCTGGTTAATAAATTGGAAAACGCTGTAGAACCAATCACGGAACTGTCTAGACGATACGTCTTGGTTAGTAGGAGGTGGAGGTGCTAACTTTGCCATTATTCGTCATCTGACTCTTCATAACACCAGTTTTCGGCATATCCATACTTCTGCAGGGCAGGAATAGCCTCTTCCATACCCTCACCAATATCATCTCGTACATTAATACAGTCAGGAATATCAATTTTCTTGACGTTTTTGTAAGCACGCTCACAGGCTTGTTTAACGGTCTTCCCTGTGCCGTTTGCTACGAGTACATAGTCACCTGCCGTCACTAGGCTTGGACGCTCTACAATGCCGTTCTCGTCGTTCTGAGGGGCATTCCCAACCATTACCTCACATAAGGCAAAATCTTTTGAAAGGTGGTCGGGTAAACCATAGATAGGAAATCCAGAATGGTCACGTCCAGTAGTCTTAGACCTAGGGTAATCCCCAATAGGGATAACGATACCAGTAGCAACATCGTAGCTAACTTTGAGAGAATCTTTGCCATTGATTAAGTCCACCATCCAATCGACAACAGAGCCTTTATG